TGGAAGCAGCCCGCATTCGGCTGCTTTCCATGAAGAACATGCGCGGTAAACGAATAAACATCCCATGGTCCGAAGTCGTCATCCTGGCACCGTGCGCGATTGAAAACAAGATCCTCCAGGTTCTGAATTCCATTTACGTTCCTGGCGTTCTGAACGAGAAATCCAGCTACGGCCCCGAGGGCAAGTACTATCTCAATCCAAACGGAAAGCTGTGGACCTCACCGAAGCTTGATGACCTGTCCACGAGTGCCTGGTACTGTGGCGCACCAAGGCGGCAGTTTATCCGCAAATGGAAGCTCCGCTTCGAGTACGTGACCTTGGGAACTGATACCGAGTCTTATCTGCGCCGAAGAATCGCCTTCCAGGCTCGTATCGCATGGGACTGCGAGATCGGTGCCACCGATTACGTGTATTGGGTTCAGAACCTGGCTGCAACGACGTTTCCGGCTGATGCGTAACCGATATGAATATCCATTCTCTCGTTGCACAGCATATGACTAAAGCTCTAAGCCGCCACGGGACAGAGGTGACCTATACACCATCAGAAGGCAATGGGAAAAGCATACATGTCTTCTACCAACGCAATGCGATGGAATCGGAAATCAGCGAGGCGGGATTCCGAGGAGCTGAAATATCAGTGGTGGTGGACCTGGCTGACGTGGAATCGCCTGTAGTCAACCGGGACTCCATCACTATCGGTTCCGACACCTATACTGTGCGCGATGTGCAACGAGGAACAAGGCACCACGTTTTAATCTGCACGAGAGATGAACACCGGGTTTTGCCGCTATGAGGGTGATTGCCGAGATTCACACCGATCTGGACAAATTCGAGGAGAGGATGTCAGCCCACATTGCGCGGTGCGAAGAATCAGGCCTGTACTACCTTGGTGGGTGGATTCGGCGGGAACTGAAAGAGCAGGGCCAATACTATGAGGCAAGTTACTTTGGTTGGCCGCCACTCAGCCCTTATACCGGCACATTAGCAAAAAGCAGCATCTACTACTCACCAAAGCGGAAACGGGCCGGAGGAAGACTCAAGGGAAAGAAGGGTGAGTATTATCCTCGGCGCGTATCAAAGCGGCACAATCCATTTGCCCGCATGGTGAGTATGCCTGTGTTTCGAGTGAACAAGGAACGCATGGAGGTGGCCATCGGATTCCTGGAAAGCAGGAAGTGGCCGGAGTCAAAGGTGTGGGCCATTCTGCGGCGGCATACCGCATCGGAGACAATCAGGGTTAGTCCGAGAATGCGGCGCATGTTTTTTGCCCTCGGGCTGCCGCTGAAAAGAGAAACCACCACGCTTGTGCGTCCTCCTCGTCCTTGGGTCTATCCGGTTCGGCGAAAGAGAGAATCGGAGTTCCTCGGCATTTTCAAAGCCAGATTCAACGAGTCATTTCAGAATAAGCAGATCAGCATGATGCCTTCAAAACCTGATTTCATTTCTCCGCAAGGGAAGACGACGCATCGAGGATGACCAATGAATCTGATTCAGGTAGCGAAAGCACTGCGAGACGCCATCTACACATCAAGCGACATCAAAACATACTGCGACGCCGCTTTCGGTAAGGTTCCTCTGGTGCGTTTTGGAGGAACCGGCGCGGAATCTCCCGGTAGCTTGCAAACGCCATTCATTGCGGTGCTTCCCGTGAGTGAGGACGAAAGCGAGGAAGGTGAAGATCTTGAATTCGAGGTCGAGATCCATGTTGGCATTTCTGATTCGACGGAAACCAGCGCGACGCATGAGACGCTCGGTACCGTAAGTCATGAGTACGGGGGACCGGCGAAGCTCCAATGCCTGGTTGAATACATTTATACGGAGATCGCTGACGGAATTACACCACGGTTATTCTTTCGGACAAAGCGTTATGAGCTGTGGGAGGCTTTCCCGCTTTTTGGGGTCCGGATGGCGCTAGCCATTGCTTATCCGAGAATGTTCGGAGACGGATGGGAACCAACAGTCAGTTGAGGAGCATATCATGGCAAAGCTACGATTCGATGGGCCGACCACGCAGTTCATGGATGGTGTTGGCCACTTCTACTCAGGAGTAGTGCGACAGGTGCCTGACGCCATCGCAGCGCAATTCGATAACGATGAGGCACGAGAGCTCGGCTGGCAGGTAGTCCGCGAAGAGGATACCGGCCAGGGTGATTCTGACGAAATAGAAACCTTTGTGATGATGGAGGACTAGCCATGGCTGTCAATACCATCCCCTTGGGGCGAGAAGAACGTCTCTTTGCGAAAGCTGAATCAACATTCGGCGCCTTCGCTATGCCTGCTGCCACGGATGCATTCGCTCATCGCAGCGCGGCATTTACACTGAAGCGGGCACGGGATATCCGCGACGACAAGCGGCAGTCCAGATCGGCACTCACGAGGATTTCCGGCAAGAAGAGCGGTGATTGGAGAATCGGAGGATACCTTGTGCCATCAGGGGCCGCAGGGACTGCGCCTGACATGGACGTGCTGCTTAAGGCAGTGTTCGGATCATCCTCCAACTCCCCTGGCGTTTCGCAGACCTATTCGCTTGCCAGCGGGGTTACCCTGCACGATAGCCTCTCGATGTACCAGCAGTTATCGCATATGGCGCGAGGCTTCAAAGGCTGCATCGTCAACCAAGCGCAATTTAAGGTTTCCGGCACTGGCAAGGCTGAGGTGGAATTTTCCGGCGAATATGCTGACGAATTTTATGCCGGGTCCTGCGTCACCAGTGGCGCACTGGTGAACCTGGCCACCTCGGTGACGCTGGCAGCGGGAGAAGGAAAGAAGTTTGCAGTCGGAGGCCGGATTTCGATTGGAACTTCTGCCGGACCACATGAAATTACTGGAATCTCAGCTGATACGCTCACCATTACGCCAGGCGTTGCTGGCGCACAGGCTGATGCGGCTGCCGTTACTCCTTATCTGCTGACACCCACTATCGCCGGATCACCTGTTCCCGGCTGCATCGGATCTTTCACCATTGGCGGGGTTACGGTCTACATCGTCGATGGCACGGTAACGCTCAACAATAACATGAAGCTGAGGACCGATGAGTACGGGCGTACCATCGCTGCCGGGTATAGCTTGGGAGACCGGGCCGTGACCTTCGACCTGAACCTGTATTTGGATAAGGATTATCTGAGGTACTACGGCGATGCGCTTCAGTACGTCTCCAAAGCTCTCGTGCTTACTATCGGTTCTACGGCTGGTTCGATCTGCACCATCAATCTTCCCTACGCCGAGTTCAACATTCCACCAATCGATGCTGGCGGCAATGACGAGGTCAAGTGGAAGATCTCTGGCGCGGCCCTTGGGTCCTCGGGTGATGATGAGATCAGCGTTGTATTCACTTAAGCCATAGGAGAGTTCATGGAAGCGGGATTGGATATTGGGAAATTCGTAGCAGGCAGTGAAGGTGTTTGGCACCACTTTAAGGGTCCTATCGAATTTTGTCTTCGACCATTGGCACCGAAGAAACTGCGGGAGCTGCGGAAGCTGGCGACGGTGCGCAAGTGGAAGAGGCACCAGATGATGGAAGATGTTGATGATGACAAGCTGGAAGAGCTTCTCAATGATTGGATGATCGAAAACTGGAGAGGGCTTACCAAGAATGGCCAGGAGTTTCCCTGTACCACGGAGAATCGAAAGTATGTGATGGACTATTGCCCTGAGATATCCACCTTCATTAAGCAGATGACGCTTATCACCGGCACTGTGGAAGAGGAGGCGATGGAAGACGACTTAAAAAACTCGTGAGATACGCCATCTGGCTCGTCGATGATAATCGCCTCACCTGCGATGATTGCGAACTGATCGCCGAACAGCGTGGCGTAAGCATTTCTTGCGAGGACTGTACGAAAGTACCACGGCTTAACCCCACCAATGTTGATGTTATCGAAATCTATGACCTGCTCAAAAACGAGCATGTCGGAGAGCCGTTCTCCAAGCGGATCAGGTTGAATTTTGAAGCCATTCGGTTTGTGTTCGATATCCGGCGGGTTACAAACCGAGAGGACATGCTGAGGAAACTCGTTACGTTCCACCAGGCACTGATCAAGGCGAAGTTCAAGGACAAGCAATCTAAGGAAACCAATGACAACTCTCGGCAATGAAGTCGCCATAGTCGTAAAGGTTCAGGATGATGGGTCTCTGAGAGTCGTCAGCGGCGAGCTGGAGAATTTTGTCCGCAAGGGAACCTCCGGGGCCGGGGCACTCACCTCGGCCTGGCAGGCATTCCAGACCAGTTGGATGGGAATCGTTGCGGCGGTCTACAGCTTCAAGGAGGTCATTGATATCTACAATGCCCATGATAAGGCGGTGCGAGACATGGGCACCATTTTCGGGTCAACCGCCGATGCGATGATCGGGGAAGCGAAGAACATCTCTGCTGCGACCAGAAACCTCTTCAGCGTCGATGAGGTCATGGATAGCATGGCCAGATTTGCCTCCGGCATGAAACGCTACGGCATTGAAGGCGCGGAATACATCAACATGATTTCTCGGGCCACAGATATTGCCGCCTCCCGAGGCCTCGATCTTGAAGCGACGATGACCAGGCTCGAAGCCGCGATGCGCGGGGAGGCTGAATCGTCTGAATACCTCGGGCTGACGCTGAACGATACCTACATGAAGACCATGGCCTTCGACGGCCAGCTCAAGAACCTATGGGAAAAGCTGACCGATACCGAAAAGGTAACCTTCCGCTACGCCGAGATGATGAAGCAGACTGCCGAGTACCAGGGTGAGGCTGCCTTGCGTGGCGAGAGCTTCGAGAATCAGTGCAAGCGGCTGTGGAACACCATCAAAGATCTCCTCATTCCCGTTCTCCAGAATTTCCTCATTCCCGTGCTGCAGGCGGTAATCGATATGTTCCTCGGCTTTGCGCAGGTACTCAAGGTCGTTGTGGGTGAATCCATCGGCTACCTGATGAACAAGATCGCCGATCTGCTCGGATGGTTGGAGAAGCTGCCAAAAGTCGGGAAAAACTTCGAGGGCATGGCTGCGCAGGTGCGCCAGGCTGCCGCCTCCATGGAGAACCTCTCAAAGTCTGGTGTCGAAGGGCTAAAGGCCATAACAGCCACGCAGGAAAAGCAGGTGATGCCTGCCATGCAGTCTCAAATCAATATCGAAGAGGAGATTGCGAAGGTCACCAAGAATGTTGCTGAACGAAACGTTGATGCAAAAAAGAAGGAAGTAAAAGAACGAGAGAGAATGGCCACGGATCTGCGTGATGCCGTCAAACAGATGGAGGAGGAAATTCAGCTCTCTACAGTGGAGAGAGTCGAGGAGCAGGTCAAAAAGCTGGAAATCGAGTACCAGCGCGATCTCGATAATATGAAGGCCAAAATCGATGGTGCCGGTGGCAAGAAAGAGGCCGTTGAGCTTTACAACCAATGGGTTGCGGCGCGAACCATCGAGTTGAATGATGACGTCGCAAACCTCTATGAACAGGATCGGGAAGCTCACCAGAGGGAAATCGACAAGAAGCAGGAGCAGGCTGAGCGGGACTGTGAAAAGCAGCAGGAGCTGATTCAGAAGCAGCAGGAGGATTTCGCCAAGGCATATGCTGACATGGTTGAAGGCCTCGGGAGCTTTATGGATGAGCTGGTCGGCCAAGGAGAGGATCTCGAAGATTGGTGGGGCAGCCTGTGGGACCGGCTAAAAGGCCTTGCAATGAAAGCGATAGCGGAAATGGTCGCTACCATGATCCTTCAGATGCAAGGGCTGCAATCGATTCTCGGGCCTGTCATGTCCTTATTCGGCATCCCAATGCCTGGCGTGACTGGAGCCGTTCCTAGCATGGCGGGAATGGTAACCAGTGGAAGCGGCTCCGGCTTAACAAGCATTCCTGGTCTATCGTCACTCGGCAGCTTTATGTTGCCAGATGCTCTTGGAGGTTGGGAGATAGGGTTAGGTGAGCTTGGGATAGCAGCCATGGCGGGGAATTATATCCCACAGCTCTTTGGCGGCCAGGGGGGGCTACCTTCTTCTATTGGTGCAACGGTCGGATACGTTGGCGGTACAGCGCTGCTAAGCTCCAGCATCGGTGCGGCCGTGACATCTGCGGTAAGCGGAGTGGTCGGGGCCACTATCGGCTCTTATGCCATGCCGGTTATTGGAACCGTGATCGGGGCTGCGTTAGGCGAAGCCATCGGCGGGCTTTTCGGTGACGATGATGAGCAGAAGCGCGATGAGAGAGGAATGCTGTGGAGTCAGGCTTTTGCGGACATGATGAATTGCGTGACCGGGCCAGGTGGATCGCTCACCATGACGCAGCAGGCGGGTTGGCTGAAGAATGGCGAATACCTGCCTTTGGAAGAACTAAGCGAGGAAATGGCAAAAACGCAATATGCTGGTTGGAAACATACGGCGCTTGCGGACCAGATGAGTGAGGAGGATTACAAGGCCACACTTGCACAGTGGGACAATATGACTGTGGCCGTTGCCAATGATCTCGATGAGCAAGGAAAGGCAACGGCTGAAACGGCAGCGGCTCTTTACGAGTATCAAAGCGTTATTGAAACGACTGCCGCTAAGATGGAGGAGTGGGGTCCTGATGCTCAAGCAGCAGGCCAAGCCCTGATAGATTTCTATTATGCACTGCAAGAGCTGATCATCTCGGATGTGATGACCAAATTCGAAAGCGGGCTGGTCGATATCACCGAAGTGACGAAAACCCTCGAAAACCTCGGCATGAATCCCTTGGAGCAGGCAACCACGATATACGACTGCGCGCTGAACCAGTTGCTTGATACCGTCGAGGTCGGATCGGACAAAATGCTCTTCTGGT